TCGGCCTCAACCGACATCATCCCTCCGATCGCATCCACAATCGCCACCACACCGTCGATTTTATTCGGAGATTTTTTCTTATCCAGCTTGATATTATCGTTGGCATCCTTATAAATCACAACGTTCCGGAACATCCACCGGAGTACAGGATTATTCATTAGGTCCAACATTCTATCCCTAACAAAAGCCTCCAGCTTCTTTGTCGGCTCGCTCATATTCATCATGCTTTGGGCAAACTCATCCAGTATATCATCTAAACCGGATTTCTGTAATCCCTGTATAGTACCGTGGTAAGCTTTAGCCGGATCGAATGCCAGATTCTTGACTGTATATTGCCGGCAAATCTTAGCAATATCGGCCACCTGAAAATCGATATCGACCACATCTCCCGGAGTCACTTTAATATATCCTTCATCGGCCCAACGACGATAATCCACCTTATCCTCCTTTTCTTTTACCTTACCCTCCGGGATCCAGAAAAACATTTTTACTGCTTTTACTTCCGGAAAGAATAGAGCCAAAGCATTAATGTCGACATGGGAAGCAAGGTCAAGCCCGGCATAACACTCCAGCCCGATCAGATCATCATCCGTTATTCCCCGGCTATTGGCTGTAACGATATCATCCGGGATCCAGACGTCCGGAGCGTCTACCCACATATTGCAGTTTTTGGTTTTGAAGTTCACTTCCGTCGTACCTCCCTTGTTGATCGCATCTTGCAATTCCCTCTCCATATAATCGTAGCTTACCGAAATACCGATATTCGGATTTGCCTTCTCCCAGGTATGTGGATCTTTCCAGTTGTCATCCTCCGGACATTCCTTCCCATCCTTTTTATCCGGGCAGAAAATCATAACAAACTCGTTTTCCTGCTGTTTGATTCCCTCAAGGATATCGATCATCACTTTCCGGGATTGATAATACGGAGATTCCATATTAAACCCGGCTGTCGTAATAGTAAAAATAAGCGGCTGTTTCCGGGCACCCATACCGGATTTAATCACATTAAAAATGTCATCCGTCGGCCATGCATGACGTTCGTCGCAGATAGCACAATGAGGATTCAAACCGTCCTTGTTCCCGCTATCCTTGGAAAGCGGTTTAAAAGTCGATGCTGTCGATTCCATAACAATTGAAGTGGTATAAGTATCCAGATATTTCTGCAATGCCGGACTATTTTCTACCATCTTCTTGGCCGCCTGCCAGCAGATTTTGGCCTGATCCTTATCCACTGCTGCCGAATAGATCTCCGCTCCGGCTTCGCCGTCGAAGATCATCATATATAAGGCAATCCCGGCCGCAAAAGTTGTCTTCCCATTTTTACGGGCAACCTCTATACTGGCATAATTGAATCGCCGGACACCTCCGCTCCGATACCAGCCGAAAAGGCACCAGATAATAAAACACTGCCAGTCCTCCAATTCCAGTTCCTTTCCAGCCCATTCACCTTTAAAATGTTTCAACAGGGTAAAAAATACCAGTGCTTTCTTAGCCGCCTTTTCATCAAAATACAAACCTTTCTCTGTTGCAAAACGAAGATCGTCCAAGTGGCGTTTTACTGCCAGCTTTTCATAACGTCCGGCAATCCGCTCCCCGGACATTACCCGATCGATATAGTGTAAAGCCTTCTCTTTATATATTTCAGATTTTTTCCTTTTCATAAATCCTCCAGCAATTTCTGTAATGGATCTTTTTCTTTCTTTTCTCCCATTTTTACTTTAGAAGCCGATGCCGGGGTGATCCCCAGTTCGACAGCCCACATCTTTGCATTAGCCAAATATTCAGACGCCATCTTATCGAGTGGATTACGGACATACCGGACGCCACCTTTATCAGAGATCTCTTTCACAACCCGGTCATTTTCAGACTCCGACAATTTTTTCTCTGCCTCAATATATTTTCCCATCTCATTGGCATACATCATCACAGCATTGATATTGACAACATTCAGAATCCCCTGATCTGCCAACTGCTGAGCAGTGATCTTATATACCTTTTTACCTGCAACACACATATAATCAGGAGCCTTCGGGATTTTCGTTATTTTCTCATACGAAATTTCCTCCCGCATCCGGCAAGGCTGATCCGTTCCCTTCAGAACTTTCAAAGCATTCGATATCGGTTTCCTTCCTTTTCCCATAATTCTGTTATTTCAAAAACTCCCAATTTTGCATGTGCGTGAAGAAGGGCGGGGTGTGGTCTCGCTGACGATATCCAAAAGAGATTAACTCCCCCCTCCCCTTTGCTTTCCAAACCGCCAATCATCACACATATTTCAATTTTTTATTTTGTATCAATCCAAAACTTTATGTATCAACAATAAACTTTGTGTTAAATTTTTGTTGTGTATAAAATTCTATCTTTATTACACTACTGATATTTAGCACTGTCTAAAAGCTTATTTTTACCCTCTCCGAGGCTTTCAGATAAAACTTTATCAAGTATCCTTACTGCTCTATTATTTACCCTTGTCTCCTCCTCTATAGCTCTTAAATAAATTGTCGTTGTCTTTATATCTGAATGCCCTAGCATTTGTTGTACTTCATAGACATCTGCCCCGGCTTTTAACGCCTGGATAGCTGCAGTATGTCGCAGACTATGGCAGGTCATACGTTTATCAACAATACCTATTTGTTTAAACCTTTGCTTAATCATCCTGGAAACCATAGCAGGTTGAAGCGGTAAATCCTTATACCCTCCGGCATGGTTCACAAACAAGGGACTATCTTCTGAGAAATTATTCCGGCACAATAAATAATCATGAATTGCACCCAACATTCGTTCTGTTATCCCCAGCTCTGTATCTTTTTCATTATGTCCTTTTCTTTGCAACCTCACAGTCGTCTGAAAATTATTCGTAACATCACCGATTGTCATCCGGCATATTTCGACCCGGCGTAACCCAGCTCCAAGCATCATGGATATAATACAATAATCACGTTTCCCAATCGGTAAGGAAGTGTCAATAGAACTCAAAAGCAGGTCGACCTGCTCCATCTTCAAATATCCTTTTCGGAACTTCTTATCTTTTTTGGGAGACCGGACACCAATTGCAATATTTTCATATAAACCCTGATCATCCAACCAGGAATATAACTTACGTACAACAGTCAGATAAAGGTCGATCGTGTAAAGTGACTTGCCTTCCCGTAACAAAACAGATTTATAATTTATAATATCCTTCTTTTTCAAGGACCAGAATTCCAGTGTACTGAATACAACCCATCTGACAAACCGGGATATTGCGAGTTTATATGTTTTCTTACTTAGCTCATTCACATCCTGATCATTTATAAAATCAATAACCAATTCACTCAAAGGTCTATTCTTCATCACCTGTAAATTTAAATGCATCATCATTTATCGTCCGGAACCAGCTTATTTTTTTCTCCTTCACCAGTTTATTCAAGGTATCTTTAACCAATTTCTTTACCGCCGGCATGATATCCGAAAGAAACATGGCATGAACCGGAGCCAATCCTTTTTCCGTTTTCTCCTGTTCCACATTCCGGATAATATCCACTAATTCATCTTCCATTGATCAGACGTTTATCTTTATTTCCTTTTTCAATATTACATTTCCGACACAATGCCTGCCAATTGGTTTTATCCCAGAAATCTGAACACACTGCGACAGGAATAATATGATCCACTACTTCCGAAGGAACAAGTAATCCTTTCTCCAAACATATAGCACAAAGCGGATGTTTCTCCCGGAATACTTTACTTTCCCTGGTCCATCTTGCCGAATGGTATTCTTCACGGCTTCTGGGTCGGTTTTCCATCTTTTTCCCCGTAACCGATCCTCTCCGGTTCCAGGGACGGATATTCTTTTTCGCTTTCGTGGGCATTGTTAACAACATTATATTCTATTGTCACCGTTCTTTTCAAAACTCTCATACCATTACACAAAGGACAGAAAATAGTTTTACACCTATCCTCGTCCCCGGTTGCCATTTCTAAAGTTCCGGTTCCTTGGCACCGAGGACAAACAACTATCCGGACATCACGCATTTTCATAAAAGTCATTTACATTGTTTTTTCCGGTTTCAACCAAATTACATCAGGATAATCTGAGCGAATAAATTTTAGAAGTTCCGGAGGATCAACAGATGTTTTATAAAAAAATGCTTTGAATTTAACTCCGGCCATTTTACAAAGCTCATAAATGACTTGTGAATCTTTACCACCAGAGAAGGCTACATGAAAGCCGTTTGGCGAATACCTTAAAGCTACTGTCTCCATTTTTTGGAGCATATGTATAGCTTTTAATATTTTATCATTAAGAATACTCATTAACTCAGCTTATTAAACATCTGACTATCAATATTAAAACAATGTCAATTCTCTTTCCGACACTTCCATCACTGCCAATTGCTGAGTATCTACCAACAAACTTTTAAAATCTTCAGCAAGTAATTCCTTATTTTCCACCTGATTTACATGAGCATAGTTATTAACCCGATGACACAACTCATGTGCATCGACTATAATCCGATAAACAAAACAAGGATCATGAGGCAACGAAAACATATTATAAGAAAACAATACAATCCCAACAATATTTCCATTGATCAGAACTTTATCTCCATAATTAAATTTTGCTTCCATAGCTACTTCATTTTAGTTAAAACGGTATTTTTCCTACTGTAAAATCATAAATCTTTGTTAAACTCTCATTATAGGAAAATTTCACTTCCCCGACCGGACCGTCCCTATGCTTTGCCACAATAAGTTTCCCGACATTTTTGATCGGCTCTCCATCCATAGCTTTTAATCCATAATATTCGGGACGGTACACCAGCATTACGATATCGGCATCTTGCTCAATTGCACCGGATTCCCGAAGATCAGACAATTCCGGTTTTTTATCCGTTCTTTTTTCACAATCCCTGTTCAACTGGGACAGTAGTACAACCGGAATATTCAACTCTTTAGCCAAAGCTTTTGCCTGTCCGGAAATCTGCGCGATTTCCTGTTCCCGGTTATATTTCTTATCGACTGTCGATGACAGTAACTGGAGATAATCGATAAACAGCACCTTACACTGCCCGCGTTTATGCATCATCCGGGCAATTCCCCGGATATATTGCATCGTAACCCCGGAACGGTCGTCTATAAAAATCGGTAATCCAGAGAGCAAATGTTGTGCTTTCGACAATTTTTCATAATCAGTCTGGGAGAACTTTCCCATTCGGTAATCCCGTGCAGAAATACCGCTTTCCGATAAGATCAAGCGATCAGAGAGTCTTACAGAAGTCATTTCCAAAGAAAATGCACATACAGGAAACTTTGCAATCGCTGCCGCTTTCAGGAAATTCAACATGACACTAGTTTTACCGGACCCAGGCCTACCAGCTACAATTATCAGGTCACCCCCATGAAATCCGGATAATAACCGGTCCATCTCCGTAAGTCCTGTAGGAATACCAAAAGCCTTGCCTTCCTTTAGGCTTTGTTCGCGCTCTAAAGCTTCGGATAAAGATTTCTCCAGAATACGATCAATATGCGTAATACGGGAATTGGCAGTCATAACCTCATTTATCCGGTCAAGATTGGCAGCAGTCTGAGCAATAACATTTGCAACATCCAATCTCTCATCCCGGGCAGCCTGAATAGTCTGGTTACCAAATTTCATTAATTCACGCTGTACAAACTTCTGAGCCACAACCTGTGCATAATAAGCAACCCGGACAACATTACCGGAATAATTGGTCAGCTCTGAAAGATAAGTATAATTCCCGGCCCTTTCCAGATTCCCCGTCTTCTTTAAAGCTTCTGCAACTGAAACCAAATCGACAGGAATTCCATCGTTGTCTGTCTTTAAAATAGCAGTATAAATACATTGGTGACGAAGATCATAAAACATCTCCGGAGTCAGGATCAAAGAAACTTCCGCCAAAGCATCTTCAAATGTCATCAACGAGCCAAGGACAGCAGCCTCCGCTTCTTTGGCATAAATGTTAAAAGTCAATTCTTCCTTCTTTGTTTCCATTTTCAATCGTCTTTAAATTCTCCGCTTTAAACCACACAGCGATCATTTTCTGCTTCCAGTTTTTCACCCGCTTACCCTTACTATCCTTCCAATTTCCGGCCGAATAATAATCGTATGCTTTGTTTGCCGCTTCTTCACTATATCCCTTATCAGAAAAATACTGTCTGACTTCCTCCGGCGTAGGTGGAATAAACCCTTTTTCATTACGTGCTTTATCTTCGGTTTCTAACCCTTTATCCCTGTTTTCCAAGCTACCAACCTCTGTAATTTCCCCGTCAATCCCTATAAACTTTGCTTTATCCGGTATTTTCGTCAACCAATACTCTTTTATAATGCTGATTTGTCTTTTACCGTCTAAAGCCTGCAAATACACCTCCTGGATATCCAGCGATGTCAGAATATGAAATTTTTTAAAAAGTTTCTCATTGAAAATTCCCCGTTTCAGGCAAACCCCTATAATATGCGGAATTTCTTCCCTGGGTACCATTCCCCGCATATCCCACCCGAACAAATCTTCATGATCCTTGCTCCATTCTACATAGTATCCATTCCGGTAAATATTACACATCAATTTCATCAAAGCGCATATTCCGGAAGCCCCGCATTCAACCGAGAAAAATTTTATTTCCTCCTTTTCAAAAAAATCAACATCTGTCGGAAAATAATCCAATCCCTTTTTAACAGGTCTTCCCATACTTATTCGTTTTTACGGATCCTGACAATCCTTACGGTGTTGGTTCTCACCCGTGCCGGTCTCAGATCCATATTATTCATTGTCGCAATCATTTGCAGAGACAGGAAAAACATCATTATACAAACCTTCCAAACATTCGGCTCGATCAGTTCTTTCCTGATCAAATCTGTCAGGTTTTTCCGGGTTATATATTCTGCAACTATCCGGGTAACATCTGCAATACTCCTGGCTCCCAACTTCCGGTATATACTCTTTTTATGTGTATGAACAGTATCCACACTTACACAAAGTTCCCCGGCAACCTCTTTCTCTGTTTTTCCAAGTGCAAGATGCCCGGCAATCTCTGCCTCGCGGTTACTAAGCGATAACATCTTGATGGACATTATTTCCGGAAACCGCTGCAGCATGCCGCCGACACATATCCATTGCTCTCAAAGCTGTATTCCGGGCCTCCTCAATCAGTTCCGGATAGTTAATAACATCTTCCCGACGGATAATCTTCGTTACAGCCGTCCGGCTCAAACCATACTTTTCAGCTAATTCTGCCTTTTTTCCATGTGGCAGGTAATCCCGCCAGTCTTCTTTATTTTTCATCATTCATCAAAAATTATTAGTTTCACATCTAAAGGTTCCGTTACCCGTTCGTCACGGCTGCGGGGATATCGTTTGTCTACCCAGCCAGTATGATGTTGTAATTATAATACTCCGCTTCAATCATTTCCTTCCGGTAATCTCTCTCGGGTGATTTTCCCCCCTTTTCCTTTTTCATTTATTGAGCATTCTGTATTGTTGCTTGATCTGCCGGACATCCAGCGAGAACAGATAAGCCAGATCAAATTTCCTTTCAACTCTTTTTTCTCCCGCATTGCTAACCCTGATCAGATTCCGGTCGATCCACCGGTCAAGTGTACTTTTCGATATTCCAAGAATCTGAGTTGCCGTATGACTGTCTACTTCCCGACCATCAAAACGACCTTCATAAAGCTCGGACAACATGGAAACGAGGTCCGATCTGTCGATTACGCAAATTGTTTCTTTCCCCATATACCTACAATTTTTATTTGGTTACAATCTTTTCTATAAACTCATTGCCACATTAAAACTTCCAGCTATCATGCAGAAAATTTTAATGTCAAAGGAGATAATTCCAACTCTTTCAACTTCTTACATAGTGCCTCACATAATACTCTCGCCATATTCACCTCCACCGCATTCCCGATAAATTTCTTTTGGTCGGCTTGCGTACCTATAAGAACATAGTTCTCCGGGAAACCCATGATTTTTTTCAACTCCGGTATTTTCAGCATTCTTTGCTTTATATCAATAATACCATAAAGAGCCATGATCTCCTTTATTTCCTTCACTACAGAAAGGTCATCTTCATAAATTTCATAAATTACTTCATGAGAAGTAATTTTTACAAATGACGGAATATATCCCTCCTCCTTTACAGAGCAATTTTCAACACAATCTCTCTTTGATACATATTGAATACTTACCAAATAATGCCATTTCCTATTAGCTGTTATTACCGGGGCTGGCTCCTGAACAGTACTACCAATATTTGAGAAATTTGTATTCATTAACCAGCGGTTACAAGTAACCAAGCTATGTTTCGGATTATTTGTAACAGTTCCGGCAGGCCCTTCCACTGACGCACAGTGACTATTACCATACTGCATATCAAAGAAATGGCACGAAACCTTATCGAAACGATCCTTGGTAGTAACGGTCGGACAAGGCATATTGACTGAACGAACACCGTTTCCATGACCATAATAGGATGATAGAAGGTCTACTGAAATAAGAGCGTGATTATCCTTCGTTTTAATTGTATGTGCAGGTCCCAGGATAGAAATGTTCTTACTTTCCGGATGACCACTGAAATATTTTGACAAAAACTGAACATTCTTCATGCCCGGAATATGTCCGGATATTTCTGTTTGTAATTTCAGAAAAGCACGTTTTTTTATATATTTCTCTTTCCCCCCAGCTACAAATTTTATTAAACCAGCTTTATGCCGGTCAAGGGTATTAGGGGAAAGTGGACAAGAACGGTCAAAAATACTTTTACCTTCATCATTAAAATCCAATACCTCCTTAACCTCTTTCCACCTCTTCAAAGGACCAAACAACGTATGTTGTGCTTCTTTGGAGTGTGTCGGTTCAGGAAATACTATTGGTAAACGTTTCTTTGCAAAAATTCCAAAGAAACGTTTCCGACTAGTATAAGCCCCATAATCTGCTGCATTCAGTGTTCGATAATCAAAACCATATCCACAACTTTCCACTTCGTTAACCCAGCGGTTATAATATTCACCTTTGCGTAATGGGTCAGGAATCATTGTCGGCAGATATTTGATTGTAGCATTTTTGCCCTTACCTTCTTTTTTTATTGTAAGCGGACAATATTCATACCCAGTTCCGGAATCTCGTTTTATTTTCACAATCAGCGGACCCCAGTCCATAAATTCCATCACATTTTCGATTTGTAAGAAGTCCGGATCAATCGCTTTTATATATCTGATAAGGTGTTCAGCCAAGGTACGGCTATCTGCATCCCGACTTACTCCCCCTTTTGCCTTGGAATGATTCGTGCATTCTAAACTTGCCCAAACTACAACAAAAGCATTAACAAATCTCTTACGCATCAAATTGATATATTTTACAAGCTGGGTAAGATCCAATTTGCGAATATCCTCAGTAAGATGAAGAGCCTCCGGGTGATTCGCCGCATGACTGGCAATCGCGTTAGCATCGTGGTTCACACAGGCAATCACCCGAGCACACGGATTATTTTGATATCTCGCAGTTTCTACACCAGTACTCGTTCCACCGGCACCACAAAACAAATCGACATAAATCAGTCGGATCAAATCATCCTGAACCCCTTTAGAATAAACTCTATGTAAATAATCTAGCTCGGATTTTTCCATAACCTTTGCAATTTTATTTGTTTCGTCACTATCCTCTAAACAGATAATTTCATTAATTTTGTTTGCGATAATTCACATTTGTCTATAAATTTGAAGTGAAAACATTTTTATTTATATGATTACACCTGAAATCAAAGACGAAATACTCGGTCAATTCATTTCCTCTGGGATGCGTTTCACTATCAATCTCAAAATGCACTGTCATAATTTCAATATTCCTTTTGATGAATTCGACGCAATTTTGCGGCAATTCGAAAAACTCAATCTGCTTAAAGCTCAAAGATATATAGGTGGAACTGCTCATATTACTCTCAATGCAGAGGCTCACGATTTCTTCAACAGAGGCGGTTTTGCCGTTCAAGAAGAAATCCTGAAAGCCAACCTTAATAAATTAGGACTTGAACTTGAAGCTCTTTCCAAAGAACTTGGCCCAAAGTATCTTGAAAAAGCCTCCACGCTCACGAGTCTGATCAGTAGTGCAACATCCATTATCAAATTCTTTGGATGAACATAGCTCATCAAGCCAATTCTCAAAATCCCGGAAAACTGATTTTTCCTTTCCATGTAGCCAATATTTTTGACTATCGCGATAGATTTCTTCCCCATTCACCAAAATTATTCTCTCCCCTTTATCTTCGTGGCTTATAAAAAAGATTTCAACTTTAACCTTAATTTCCTCCATCGCTTTCAATTATTTATTCGTCTTTTACTTATCCCCTAAACAGATAATAGAAAATTTTGAAAGTATTGTAACCAGAATCAGAGATCTCGAGGTTCGCAATTCAGCCGGAAATAATCGTAAATAAAGTCAACATACTCTCTCAGAGTAGACTTATCACTAAAAATTATCGGGCCGTAGGAAATTCCTGCGGCTATCTCTATGCACTTTTTTCTGTATCTTCTTTCCCTTCTGTTTTTCCCTTCCTTCACATATTGATAAATCACCGGCATCTTAGCGCCGTAATGATTCCCACAAGCCCTCAGATACATTCTTAAACACCACATCCGGAACCTGCGTTCCCGATAGTCATTAACGATTTGTTTCACTGTTTTAATCAT